ATCAATGTAGAAGATTCTTCTTTCTGGGGCACGAGACAATCTGTAAATAACAAGAGAGTCTTCAATCATTCGTAATTGATTGAGTGACTTAATTGCTTTATGTAAGTAAGAAAGAGTTGATCCCTTATTTCTATCTACAAGACCCGAAGAGCAATATGTAATAGAATCCTTAGTAAACTTAATCCCACCAGTTCCTCCCATGGAAGAGGGGTTGGTGGTCGGATAAGTCATTTTTGGATTATATATAAAATATTCTTCAATACCAGGGAATTCATATTGCATAGGATCGTCAACATTGACGTTCGCCAACCTATACATTTTATTATCTTTTTCATCTACTTTTTGTTGACGCACATAACGCATTTTCATTGCGTCAATGTACCTTAACTCCTGTATACCTGCTTCAGGATTCTTAAGATCGATTACTTTGTGATAATAAAGTCTACCGTCAACATACCAATTTCTATAAATTTCATGTGACTTCTTATCAAAGTCAAGAAGTTCTAGAATATATTTAAATTCTTGCCTTATTTTTTTCTTGATTCCATCACTAGCATTTAGATTATCTAGATCAATCTGAATGGGGCTATCATTAGTATCACTAACGATTGCTTCGTTTACAATATCTTCAATAGCACTATCACACTCTGGGTGTAGAGCCATTTCGCGATATCTTTTGATTAGATCAAATTCTGTTCTATAAACACCTTCAATGTCTACATAAGAACCAAAAAATCCACTACTTAAATAATGATCAACCCCGTCCTCATTTGTTTGAGGAACGGGGGAAACAACACCAGGTGATAATGGCTCAGAATCTTCAATAGAAAAACCAAATAACTTCGCCATAATTTAATTTAAAGGTATATACTTGTATTATTTATCCTTGTGCAGTATTGCTACCTGGAGCTTCAGGATACCAGAAGTTGATTTGGAATTCTACAGTGAATTCTTCAATGGTATCTGTTGTATCGTAGGATAGATCAATAGCAGAAACATTAGTTGGGAAAATATCCTTAAACTTATACTGTGCTAGAACATTAGCATTTCCGCCAGTTCCAGTTCCAGTTTCTTTTCCGACAATTGCTCTTCCAAGTTGAACAACAGTAGCATCAGTCATGTAGTCATTAGGAGTAGTGAGACCACTGTGATCTGAATACTGACCTATGTTTTGCATCCATGCTTCAAATGCTCTTCTATACTGGAAGTCTTCATCATTAATAACGGTGATAGTCCAAGTATCAAATGTTCTATCACCAGCAACCTTCATGGTTCTACCACGGAAAGGAACTTCGATTGGTGAAATGTTTGAAGCAGGTAAGGCAGCTGCCTTACATAAAAAGGAAAACTTTTCTGCATCAAATTGTCCGCCGCCGTCACCTTGAACTCCAAGATTTACTCCAGGTGGGAAACTTGGAAGTGTGACTTCAAATAGATTGGGGCGAGCACCACCACCTGATAGTTTTGTCTTAAATTGTGAGAGACCTTTGATAGTAGCCATTTTTTAATCCTCCTCTGTAATTAATTTATTTAAATGATCAAACAGATCCAGCAACTTCTTCAAAGCTTACGCCAGTTCTGGTTGCAACGAATGTTAGAGTTACATAATTAATTGACTTAGCTGGTTTCAGGAAGATATCAGCTCTAAATTCATTATTATCGATCACATCAGGAGTGTTGTTTGTTTCGTCGCATCTAACGAAGAATCCATACAAACCTCTCTTTGCTTGAACATCGCGTAAATATGGTTCAACAATATTAATGAAGTTTGCTCTTGTGATCTCATCATTGAGTTCGAAGAGTTGTGCCTGGGCAGTTCTTTCAAGTGCTTGTTCAACAGTGAGGAACAGTCTACGAACGTTGATTCTATCAAATGCAGAAGCAAAACCGAGAGCAGTCTTGTCTCCGAAGAGGATAATACCAATACCAGGTTGATTGATAATTGAGTTAATTCTCTGAGGATACAGTTGATCTCTCTGGGCCTTATTTGGATTATATGCTAGTTTAATAGCATTGTTTAGTACACCTCTTTGCTGTCCTGCAGGTGAGAACCAAGGATATGCAAAGATAGAAGTTCTTACGCAGAGACCAGCAACATCAGCGTTACATGGAATATAACGGAATCTATTATTGAAGCGATCGAAGGTGTACTTATATCCAGTATCAAAGATTGCATATGATGTGGATGCAAGTGGTGAGAAGAACTCTAAAATATTATCAGTTTGAGTATCTGTATTTGTAATATCAACAACATCTGCGCGATGAGGTGAAATTACAGCAACACAGTCTTTTCTTGAATTTGCTATTGAAATCAGTTGATTTGCTTTTGCTTGAGATTCAAATTTGTTTCCTAATCCAGGACCCATGATTAAGTAATCAACAGCAATTTCATCTCTATTTGAGAATAAGTTATATGAGGTGAATAAATCACCTAAAGTAGCAGTCATTCCACCAGAATTGGAATAATCTTTACCACCGCTTAGATTATAAGTTACGTTACCTAAAGCACTATAAGTTCTATCTTGTGCGTCTAGGTTCCATAAACCCTGTGCAGTTGTATTTGCAGTAAATCCAGAACTAAATCCAGTTGGAACTACATCTTCATTTGCATTTAAGTCGTCTGATGGATTATCTCCAACATAAACATACTTGGAGAATATTGCGACAGCATTTTTCCACCAAATCTTTTGTGGTGAATTGACTGCAGAAATAGCATCAGTTGCTTTAGATAAACCAATCCATTTCTCTAGCAGATTTCCTTGAATTCCAGTTACAGAACCAGTGTCATCTACCACTACAACGTGAATTTCATCACTTCTTCCATTTCTATCATTAACATACTGAGAAGTTCCTGGTTTTGGTGCAATTGATCTCCAGAAAATACTTGTGTTGGTAAGATTTAAAGTTTGCTGATCATACCAATCAAGAATTGGATTTGTACCAGTGTTAATAGTTACTGAAGTACTAGCAATACCAGCATTGGTTATTAAATTGACTAATAAGTTTCCGCCAGATGTAGATGCCTTAAAGGATCTTAACTGGGTCATTTGTGCATAATCTACTTTAGTTTCAACTCCTGCAGTGCTTACAACAGAAGTAACTTTAACATCTAAAGTGCTTGCACCAACTCCAGTTACGATACCTTTCAGGTATCCATTGAATACAGAAGTTGTTCCTACACCTGCAGAAGGAACATTGGTGAGAGTAGTGGTTACTGCATAACCTACTTGAGCCATGCTAGTGGCAGCAGATCCAACATAAAGAGTTTGGTCTGCTTTATCGTCAATAACACATACTTTTAAGTTGTTTGCCCAGGAACCTGGACTCTTAGCGGCAAAAATGTAATTTGCAATATCATCGGCATAATTTGCCTCATAATCATCAAAATTCTTGATCTTGAGTGTTGGTTCGCCTGCAGTAGATACTCCAGCAGAGTTTCTAATTGCATTGGCATTTACCAGGTTGCTTCCATCGGTTCTTACTACTTTAAGAACTCCGCCATATGAAAGGAATGAAGACGCACTCATCCAATACTCATACTGAGCATCAGTTGAGATTGGCTTACCAAACACATTGATTAGTTCGTTTTCTGTAGTGATGTCAATAGGATCATCTACAGGTCCAATTGCAAAAGGTCCAGCAATTGCACCAATATTGTCTAATACATTATCAGCTCTTCCTACAGTTAAATCAACCTCTCTGACTAGTACACCAGGAGATAATTGAGGAGTCGCCATGTTTTTCTCCGTAAAGTCTCAGTTTATCTAAAAAATATTTATTAAAAACTATATTTACGTAGGGGAAACATGACGCGAATCACCAGTCAGGATATTCCCACATAAGGTAGGGTAGGTTCATTTTTTTGGAATCTTTAATTCTTTGTATAGTACATTCTTTGCACTCGTAAGAATAAGAAGATGCTACTGCTCCACGGTCTTTACGAGTTCTATAAAAATCACCAATTAAATTTTTAACGTCTCCGCACACCCGACATTTTCTATCGGTAAGAAATAAATGACTTAATCCTATTTGCTTATCTATTTCCATCTATTAAATTACATGTATTCCCACATATATGCCCGATCACCATATTCATCTAAATACCACCTATCACCTTCCGGATCAACAAAACTACTCTCATCTAATCCATCTGAAATAAATCCAAATGGAGACATATCTTGTTCTATCTGATTTTTTTGTTCTTCATATAATCTTTTTCTTACATCTTGATCTGTAAGTTCTTTAAAATAATCTTGTGCCACTAACCAAGC